CGAGGTTAAGATTCCCCGTGAGCGAGTCATCATGGGCGACATTCCAGAACATATTGACAAGAGGGGATTTTATAAGGAATGAAATTCCTTTTGAGATTCTAATATACTATTTATTAAAGAAATCATTTATTGATTATAAAGGAGATATCACCAAATGTCAGAAAGAAAGTTTAATTTTGTATCACCTGGAATTTTTATCAACGAGATTGATAATTCGCAGTTAACAAGAACCCCGGGAGACATCGGACCAGTTATTATAGGAAGAACCGAGCGAGGACCAGCTATGCGTCCTGTAAGGGTCAGTTCTTTTTCCGAATTTATTGAGATTTTTGGAAACCCGATTGCCGGCGGTGCAGGTACCGATGTTTCGAGAGACGGCAACACTACTGCTCCGACATATGCTGCATATGCTGCACAAGCTTGGTTGAGAAACAACAATGCAGCGACCATTGTGAGGCTTTTGGGCCACCAACACACCACCACCACATCCACCGGCAAGGCCGGTTGGGACACTACGGATAGTGATCCGAGCGCAACCATTGGATCTAACGGCGGCGCCCATGGACTCTTTGTTGTCGACAGTGGGAGCGTAGCTACTGTATTTGGTGATGATGGTTACGGTGTCTTGGCGGCGGTCCTTTATGCTAACGCCGGCACAACCTTTCATCTGTCGGGAACAACGGCAGCCGGCACGGCCGGCGTCGCTGCAGGCGCGACATATATAAAATCTGACAACGCCGCCAAAGAGTTTATTCTGAACATTACAACTTCTGCCGGCGTCCAATCGACACATAGGATTAATTTTAACGAAGCTTCTCCGAACTTCATTAGAAAGGTATTAAATACCAACCCAACGCTAACGAATAGTAACACTACTGACGGTACCGCCGCAACTTACTGGCTTGGCGAATCTTATGAAGGAATGGTGGCGCGCTATGTTACCGGCACCGTCGCCGGCGAACAGAATGCATTTATCGCACCCCTGAGCAAAGGATCCACCTATCACGCTGCTGACCACAAGGTTAGTGCCGTTAATGCTAGAACCGGGTGGGTCATCTGTCAGGATTTAAATCCAAGCACTAGTGCCTTTCAACCAGGAGACATGCAGAAGCTGTTTAGAGTTCAAGGTCTTCACAGTGGCGAGTGGGAGCAGGCAAATCTTAAGATATCTATTCAAGATATTAAGAAATCAACCAGCACCAGTGATCCATATGGTACATTCACCGTTGTTGTTCGGAAAGCACAAGACAGCGATAACGCTCCCCGGGTTATTGAAAGATATTCTGGTTGCAACCTTAACCCGAACTCTGCAAACTATGTAGCAAGAAAGATTGGTGATACTTATTCGGTGTGGGATGATATTACTCGGACATATAGGCACTATGGTACTTATCCGAATGTTTCCGCATATATTCGTGTGGAGATGAACCTAGATCTCGACGCCGGCGGCGGCAATGCGGAGCATCTTCCGTTTGGCTTCTTTGGTAAGCCGAGATATACGAGGTTCGCAGTTAGTTCGTCTAGCGACGCTGCCTCTGGTACGTTCGTCGCGTCGACCACCAGCGCCACCGCCGCTACCACGTTTGTGACTGGTGCCTATGCTTTCCCGGCAGCCCAGACCTACGTCGGCGCCATCGCAGAGTCGGCTGACCTCGCCGTTGGGCGTCTCCAGAGCGTCACTCACACGGCAGCCGGCGCAGGTGGATTTAACACATTCTTATTCCCTGCTCCGTTGCTTAGAACATCCGGTTCGGATGGCAACCCCCCCAGCTTGAAGAATACTTACTGGGGTGTTACGACGTCAAAGAGAGATAGCACGGCTTTTGATCCGAGCTATAGAGACGCCGTTCGAATGTTAGGAGGAAAGCTGCCCAGCGCCACAACAGGAGACGTTGCTGTTGGCACAGAGACTGAGTATTCATATTACTTTACATTAGATGACATTGTGGCTCTTGGAACTGCAGGTAACCTTTCTAGTTCTTTCCACTACCTGTCTGGTTCTCGACAGGACGGCACTTCCTATAGAGGTGTCGCAACTGCGGCTGATATCCCAACGGGAGCAACCACGGGCTCTTATGATGTCCTCTTGAAGAAGGGGCTTGATAGATTCACGCTGGACCTTCACGGTGGTTTTGACGGGCTCGATATTACTGAGAAAGAACCCTTCAATAATAGAACTATTGGTACGAATTCGACCAGTAGCCCCCGCGAGTATTATAACTATGCATTCAACTCGGTGAAGAGGGCCATCGACGCAATTGCGGATCCCGAAGTTGCTGAATACAACTTAATGGTTGCCCCCGGTATTGTTGATTCTGGGCTAACTTCTCACATGATTAATGTGTGTGAGGATCGAGGCGATGCCCTAGCAATTGTTGATTTGGAAGGGGATTATACGCCTTCCGCACAGAATTCGAATTCTGTTGAAAACAGAAAGGGCACGGTAGCTGCCGTAGTTAACAACCTGGAGGCCCGGGCCCTTAACAGCAGCTACGGTTGCGCATATTACCCATGGGTCTTGATTCGAGATCCTCAAGGTGGTAACTTCATCTGGGCACCACCCTCTATTGCCGCACTGGGCACGTTTGCTAGTTCTGAGAGGAGAAGCGAACTTTGGTTTGCGCCGGCAGGCTTTAGAAGAGGTGGTTTGACTGATGGTGCTGCCGGTGTTCCGGTTGTTAATGTTGCGGATCGATTGACTGCATCTGATAGGGACACGCTTTATGCTGCCAACATCAACCCGATTGCCACGTTCCCAGCAGAGGGTATCGTAATCTTTGGCCAAAAGACCCTTCAGACGACGCCGTCTGCTCTTGACAGAATCAACGTTCGACGGTTAATGATTTATGTCAAGAAAGAGGTTTCTAGAATGGCTACGCAGGTTCTCTTTGACCAGAACGTGCAGGCAACTTGGAGCCGATTCCTAAGTCTTGTTATGCCCTTCTTGAGAAGCGTTAAGGCAAGATTTGGCTTGGATGCTTACAAGGTTGTTCTCGACGAGACGACGACTACGCCGGCCTTGGTCGATCGCAACATCATGTATGCAAAGATTTTCTTGAAGCCGACTAAGGCAATAGAATTCATCGCACTTGACTTCACTATCACGAATGACGGGGCGGCCTTTGCGGATTAAAAAACAGTGAGTTTTAAGATGACTTACTATTTAAGGTATGGAGGAAAAGTGAATGAGTAGTTTCTGGTTTGATCCACAATTAACACCCAAAAGACAACATCGATGGTTGATGACTATCAATGGTATTCCGCAATGGCTCGTTAAGAAGGTTAATAAGCCTTCGTTCGAGATTTCGGAAGTAAAGCACAATTATTTGAACCACACGTTTTATTATCCCGGTCGAGTTGAGTATCAAAAGAGCGAGATAACTCTCATTGATCCTTTTACACCTGACGCAGCTGGTCTTATGATGCAGTTGTTGGCTGACTCCGGATATTCTCTTCCGACGGCCATGGAAGTCACGAACACGATCTCCAAAGCAAGCGCGGTCACGGCCATGGGAGATGTTAGAATCACCCAGATAGATGGCTCGGGCGGAATGGTTGATCAGTTTACCTTCATTAATGCCTGGCTGTCCAGTGCTAAGTTTGGTGACTTAGATTATTCTAGCGACGAGTTGGTCGATGTAACTCTGTCGATTAGGTATGATTTTGTTACCATGCCAGCCAAGGGTGATATCGAAGGTATTTTGACGGCCGATGCACAGCAGCCTCAACTTGGCGCCCCCGGCGCAGCCAACGGAGGGGTCTTCGAGGACCTCTAGAATATAGACTTTAGGAGGATTAATGTCGATTCGAAATAATGAGGATCGTCTGGGGGCCAAACAGCCAGACGAATCTCCACCTACCCCGCAAATGCAGGCCCCACATGCTTCGCAGAGCAAATCATCTGCTACGTTTTCTTTCGTTGTGCCAAGTGAGTTTGTTGAGCTTCCCTCCAAGGGCAAGTTCTATCCACAAAGCCACCCTTTGCACAATAAAGAGGTTGTCGAAATAAAACACATGACCGCAAAGGAGGAAGATCTATTAACTTCCAGAAGCCTCTTGAAGAAGGGCTTGGCAATTAACCGAGTTCTGCAGAGCGTTCTGGTTGATAAAAGTATTGATGTCGAGTCACTCCTTGTTGGAGACAAGAACGCAATATTGATTGATACAAGGATTCATGCCTATGGTTCTGAATATCAGACGTCGACAACTTGTCCTGCCTGCAGCGAGACTTCACAGCATAGTTTTGACCTTTCAGAACTTCAGACAAAAGGTTCAGATCTCTCAGAAGGAGATGTCACGAGAAGGGGGAACAATTTCATATTTGTGCTACCCAGGACCAAGGTCAAGGTGGAAGTTAGGCTTCTAAATGGCAAAGATGAGAAGTTTCTTGCTGATTCAATTAAGATGAAAAGGAAGAATAATCTTCCAGATGCTGCTTTAACTGATCAATTCAGAATGTTTATTGTTTCTGTTAATGGTCACTCGGATCCGAAATCGATCAATGAGTTTGTCAATGGTGTTCCTGCTAGTGATTCTCGTTATTTGAGAACAATGTATGAGAGGATCGTACCCAACGTTGATATGAAGCAAAACTTTACTTGTAACAGCTGCGATTACGATGCAGCAATGGAGGTTCCGCTTAGTGCGGACTTCTTTTGGCCTAAGCAGTAAATACATTGAAAACGTATATGAACAGTTCTTCTTTTTGAAATATCATGGCGGCTGGAGTTTTACCGAAGCCTACAATCTTCCAGTAAGGTTGAGACAATGGTTCATTGATCGACTGGTTAAACAATTCGAGGAAGAGAAAAAACAATACAACAAAGCCAAGAAGGGCTGACAAAGGGCTGGGTTTATCCCAGCCCTTTTTTGTTTAATACAACTAATTATATATAAGGTTGTTTTTAAGGGGATACTTATATCATGTCAAATACTATAAAAGAAGACAAAATGGCTCCAGTCGTAATCGACTTCACACAAAGAAGTTCAATTGATGAAAGTTGGTTGAAAATGTTTGGAGAACAGATAAAGATGATACTTAAAGCGATGTTTGGAGGTATCGACATTCCTCTTAGGGTAAAGGGTTCCTCATCTGATGTTCGGGCATTTACTACGGCCATGGGTCGAGAGAAGAGGTACATTGAGGCACTCCGTCATTACGGCTTGGACCACCCGCGCACCTATAGAACAAAAGCGGAGTTAGCTAAATCAGTGGCCGAATTCCAGAGAAAGACGGGGATCAAATGGCCCTTTAAATAGGAAGTCTTAAAGAGTGTTAATAACAGTTGCTGCAATTCTCACGTTCTTTCTTATCTTAGGGATACCTGCATTCGCCAGCGAAGACACCGAAGCGCAGGCAGAACGTCTTAGGAAGTTAAAAGAAGAGACCAAGGGCGTACAAGAGAGCTTAAACAAACTTGAAGGAGAGTATAATGACGAGCTTTCTAAGACTATTAATAAGGCAAAGATCAGGGCAGATCAGATTGCAAAAACCAACAAGCAGAGAAAGAAAGATAATGAAGAACTCCTTACTCAGAGGGAAGAAGAGCTTGCAGCGGAAAATGCTATTTATGGCGCCCAAAAAGCCCGGCTAGATACTTTTAAGGCTCTGCATGCAGCTGCCACCCGGCAAGCCGCGACGGCCGAGCGGGCCCTCGAAACAATTCAGAAAGAAATCGATGCTGGGAACCTCGCTGAAAAACAAGGTCTAGCGGAATTAGGGATCAAAAAAGCCCAGCTTGAAGCTGCCAAACAACAAGCAAAGCTGGCTAAAGACCAAGCGGATGGCCTGGAGGGCACCGTCGCCGCCAGCGAGAAACGCGTCGATGACCAAGAAAAGGTGGTCGAAGGCGAAAAACTAATCATGAATGGCGTTGCCTCTCTCGGCGGCGCATTCCTGGGCCTGGGGGCAAGAGTAGAAGATTCGATCCTTTTTAAATTAAAAGATGCTTATGGACAGCTTGGCGGCCTGGGGGGCTCTCTAGAGGCCATAGGTATGCAGCTGGATAAAACGCTAGATCCTATGAATATTGCTGCTAGTGTTTTTAGCAAGGTTTTCCAATCTACAATCAACATGGCTCTTGCAGCCGATACTGCATATGCTTCCTTTAACCGCACAACTGGCGCAGCCGGCTCACTTGACGATGTCATCATGGAGACTCGTGTCGAGACAGCTGCTCTCGGAGTATCCTTTCAAGATGCTGTTGCGGCAACACAGGAGTTGTTCGCCAATTTCCGTCAATTCACTCTCATGAGCGAAGAAGCACAACAGCAAATGGTTGAATTTACCGCTACAATGGATAGGCTGGGTGTCAGTTCTGGTTCGACGGCGACGTTTATTAACCTTGCGACCAGTTCGCTGGGAATGACAGCAGATCAGGCACAACATACCGCCAGAGAGTTGATGGCCACCGGTGCTGCGCTCGGCATGTTGCCTGGAGAGATGATAGAGGGTTTTAATGCTGCACTTCCAACGTTGGGTAAGTTCGGTGATGACGCTGTGGAGGTGTTTAAGGGCGTGGCTGCAGCCGCAAAGGCCACTGGTGCAGATATACAATCGTTATTGGGCGTTGTCGGCCAGTTTGATACTTTTGAAGATGCGGCTAATGCTGCTGGTCGCTTGAATGCCATATTGGGTGGAGATCTGTTGAACTCTGTGGATCTGTTGAACGCCTCAGAAGACGAAAGAATCCGCATGCTGATTCAATCGATTGAGCTTTCGGGCCGAAATTGGTCAGAGATGGGTAGGTTTGAAAGACAGGCAGTTGCGAATGCTGCAGGCATCAGAGATATGGCTTTGGCTAATCAAATGTTTGATACAAGCTTGGCAGCATATGATCGTCAACAAGCAGCGTCCAGCGCCGGCGCCATGAGCCAAGAAGAGATGGCGGAAAGAGCCCGCCAGAACACATCAGCACAGGAATCTTTGGCCAATGCCATGGAGTCCTTGGCAATTGCCACTCGCCCAATAGTCGATATCATGAACGCTGTTTTGGATATTATTATGTCAATCCAAGGCTTTACCGGGCCACTCTTTCTTCCGGCACTGGCTGGTATCATTTTTTATATGAAGATGCTAAACACGACCGGCTGGGGAACTCTGGGCGCATTCGGTGCTGCCATCGGAGTTTTTATGCTTCTTCGTGATGTGCTTGATGTATCAACTCCAGTTGCGGCCGGTTTTGCCATTGCAGTCTTTTTGATTACGATGGCCCTCGCGAAAAAGAAGGCCGCCGCTGTTGCTGATGTCGCTGCGACGGGCACGCAGATCACGATAGAAGCTACTAAAAACGCTATAATCATAACGCAGACCTCCCTAATCGAAACAAATACTGTCGCCGCCGCCCGAAACACCATTGGGCAGAGGCTCTGGCAAATAATCTCCGGCACGACTGCAGCTGTTGCTCACGCGGTCTCGGAGGCCTTTATAGGCCTGACCACAGCTATCACCGCGAACGGCGTAGCCATAATGAAGTCTCTGGGTTTTATAGCCTTGGTGGTTGCTGCTTTTTTCGGCTTGAAGGAATTAGGACTTAACACATCCGAAGCTGTCTTTATTCTCGCCGGCGCAATCACTATACTTGGCCTAGCCACTAAAACTTCCATGGGTTGGGTCGGCCTTATAGCCACCGCCTTCGCCATGTTGGCTATGTATATTCTTGCGCCGATGCATTCTCCCGCCCTTTATATTGGTATTTTCATTCTTG